CACTGTTTTATCGTGTTCATAGCGTTGTGCAAATTCCTCACGGAGCTCTACACGAACCTGTTCACGTGCTTCAGTGATTTGGGTTTCCCAAGCTTCACTAATAGCACTGCGAGTTTCCTCGTTGATCAGTTCGCTATCTAGAAATGGTTTTAAACTATCTAACATAGTCTCTCCTTATATTTTAAGATCTTTGATCAAACGAGTTATCTCGCTGCTCAAGTATCTTTGTACCTTGTTGTCTTTGCCAGCATCCTTGGCTATTTCTAAAACTTTATGACCATACTTCATGTTAAGAAGTCCTTCATATATGGCTCTAGGATATGCATGAGGAGCACTGGGTTGAGCAACAACATCAACAGTGACTATTTCAAAGTCACTGACATGTCCGTTGCCGTCGTTCACGTTGCCTGAACCACGGCTTGAAACCCCTAGTTTTACACCCGAGTCCAACATGGTCTTGACCAATTGTCCCATTGGGGTGGGTAATATTCTTAATTTTCCGTAGCCACAGTGTCCGTCCATCCACATTTTTTCAATGATGTGACTCACACGATCTAAATTAATTTTGAGATCATCTGGGTGATCTACTTCACCCATTACACTGTAGCCTTCAACAATCTGCTTGTTGACAGTATCTACTGCTCGAGAAATTTCATTCACAGGGTATACACGTTCGTTAGCGTTTTTTACTCCGCCTTCAATGCATATACCTTCCATGAACAGTGTTTTTCCTTTGCCGTCAGGACTATCTTCAGACAAGATGCGAATCTTGGCCTGATTAAAATTAAGATGTTCCTGTAAATACGTTACCATGGTAAATTAGCCTTTACGGCCGCCTGGCAATGGACTCTTTGTGTTTACGCCAGCAGCTTGACCATTAGTTGGCTTGGTAGCAGGCTTAAGACCTTGTGTTGATTGAGCAGGTGTATTACCTACTCTACCAATCAATTCTTTTGTGGATGGTGCTGGACGACCGTGTGCTGTGTCACCAGTTGTGTGAACTGGCTTGCTGGCCATACCGGCTGCACCACTGTTAGCGGCCACTGTAGACTTCTTGTTGACGCCGCCTTCTTCAGAAGTCACTGGCTTTGGGACTGCTTTTAAACTCACAGCTTCTTCCATTGGCATCATTTGACTTTCTGTTTCAAACTCGTCGTCTTGAACTTCCATGTCAGTCATGTCTGGAGTGTCATCCATACCGCCCATTTCGCCGCCCATGCCGTCATCGCCACCCATCATGGCTTCAAATTCAGCCATGAGTTCGTCTAGTTTGTCTTCAAGATCAACCACGCGGTTTTCAATGTCGCCTTCGCCATCATGTTCGCCTTCAATATCACTGGTCATGTCCTGGCCCATTTCTTCTGCACCGTCGTCAAACTCAGCGTCTGCCTCGTCGTCTTCGGCCATACCAGTTTCTTCAGTTTCGACATCGTCGATCATGTCCTGGGCTTGGCTTCCACCAAGGCCTTCACTCATGTCTGTGTCAACTTCTGTGGGTTCTTCGCCCATAGCATTGTCTTCGTCTACTTCTTCTTTTTCCATGAGGTCTTCATAGATAGCACGACTTTTTTCCACCACTATCTGATGGAATAATTCTTTTGCTTTTGCGGTTTCGTCATTGATGACGTATTCGATCAGTTGTTCAAAACGATTGTTGCTCATTTAATAGCTCCTATAAGTATGTTGGGTAGATTTGCTAATCTGGCAAATCTATACCTATATTTACTTTAAAGGCAAAAACTCAGCGGTTTATGGTGTGTTTTTGCAATAAATGAGTAATATTACGCCACAGGCTGAGCTGGGGGCGCATATTGTTTGCGGATCAATTTGAGCTTGTCGTTGTACTCATATGATCTTGTGTCTTGCATTTTACGCAATTTGTTTAACTGTTTTAGTGTAATTTTTGTCTTGCGAAGATCGCCAAGTTTTGGCTGCGTATTATCTTGACTTAGGTCTTGAAACGCTGATGGGGATCTTTCGTAGAGCTCGTTCAGTATCATGATATTATTTATACGCCCGACGGTGCAGGCAGGCCTCCGGTTGCAGGCTGCGGCATTGCTCCGCCTGGAGGTGCGATGTCTTCACCAGGTGCACCAAGATCCATCATTTCTTCGCCGGTAGCAATATCCGACTCAATGCCAGCAGGAGTAACGCCAATAGAACGTAAATCTTGCCCTTGTGTGGTTTGCAATTCTGGAGTATCTTGCTCTTCTCTCCACATTTTTTCGTTCTTTTGTATTTCGTCTTCGCTTAGGCCCAGGAATCGTTCCAACATAAAACGCTTGCTCATGTAAGGAATTTGTTCCATAGCTTGGAAAGCAGTAATTCTAGTGTTGTCCAGTTCACTTTGACGATAGCTGGCAAAGTTTTGCGGAGGGTTAAACTTCAGTGCAAACAAGCCAGAGTCAATGTTAAACCCGCGCCATTTCAAAAACATCTTGAATTCATCATCAAGTTTCTGCATGATCAATGCTTGCAAACGTTCACAATACTGGTTGAAACGATACTCTTGAATAAGGGCTGTGCCTACTCTACCATCGCTTGACACACGGTCTGAATCGTCTGGGCCTGTGGGCAAATAGCTGGATGGTACACGCAAACCACGGGCCATTTTGTTGTTAAAATACTTTAGATCGTCAATTTCGCCTAGATTCTGTCCACCTGGCAATACATCAACTGATGAGCCACGCCCGTCTGCACCTGTGGGAAAGAAGAAGTCTTCGTTAATACTGAGTGGATTGTATGAACTGTCCATGATGTTTTGTCCACCGCCGCCAAAGCTGGGAATTCTACGCTGGTGCATTTCGTTCTTCACACGTTCCACAAACTGCATGGCCAAGTGTGACGGCATGTTGCCCACGTCAATTTTAAACACTCTGCGCTCAGGAGCACGTTGCACTCGATAGATCAACAGCGCATCTTCTAACAGTTCTTTTTGTTTGAACACTTTAAAAATGTTTTCCAAAATGCTTTTGCCAAACGGCCAGAAAGAATCCAATCCTTCGTTCAAACTCAGGTGCACCACATGCTTGGCATCAATACAAGTTTCGTTCACAGCACGGCTGAAACGACTGGTGCCAGTCATGGATGTGTTGGGCGCATTGTATCCGCCACCCTGCTGATAACTGCTGCCAGTAGGCGGATTTACCATGAAGTCTGTGGTAGTTTTTGCTGCTACAGTTAAATTTTGAAAGTTGGGGTTGATGTCGCGAATAATGTACTGTTCAGGACGCTTGCCTTCTGACTCGTTCACAATCACTCGAGACACTTTACTCATGTCTACCCAGAACATTTCAAACGTTTCTGGATCACGCACAAACACTTGATCGCCGTACTTGATGGTGTTGCGGAACAGTTTAAATATACGCTGATCCAGCTTGTTTAACTTGACCCACTGTTGCATCTGCTTGCGAATGATTTCTACTTCGTGATCAGTGGGATCATCGTTGTATTTGACTTCAAATGGCGTTTGATTTTGCTCGTTCAACTGTGTGGAGAATTCTGAAATAATGTCTAAACATGCATTGATTTCAGAGTCTGTATCCATGCTCTCATACTGGTTGTAACGCTCAATACGATTGGGGTGGCCGGAGTAGACTTCTGGCAATCTGCTGGCATAGTTGCGGAAACTAAAGTCAGTTTCGGCGCTGTTGGTTCTGCCATCGTTGCGTCCATATCCAGGTAAGCCAGAATCTCTTCCGCCAGAAATTGGACTCATCTGTCCAGATAAATCTGCGACTTTGAAATATTTACGCCATCCCTTTTTGTCTTTATCCATTTGATTGTCCCTGCTGTCGTTTAAGTTGATTTTTAATTTTTAACGTATTTGATATTTTTGCAGACCTGACTGGATCATATGGTCTTCCAATATTTGCTTGTCTAATTTTTTCAATATGTTCAGGACTTTTTGGTTTTTTATAGTTTTCTCGTTGTTCAGGAGTACGAATTTTTCCTCGATTACCTATGCTTATTTTTTCTTTAGCATTATCTGAATGCTTCCATCCTGTAAAACAAGCCCATTGATTAATTTTAATATTATCTAATAGTCCGCCATCAAGTTTTCTTTTGTATTCTGATATCAATTGGCCTTCAAGTATTTTTGCCTGCTCATTTGTAAGATTGTCTTCTATTATAATTCTACGATCTGGAGGTGGTAACTGTGTTTTAGTATGATATTGATTTATTCTTTTTCCGCTACCTTTACCAATGTAATAAGGTATCCTGTCATTAGTTACATACTTGTAAACATAGAATTTGTTTGCTTCTGCCATAGTGTACTATTTACCGTTAGGCCTTGGATGCTTGAAGTATCTTTGAACTGATTCCGTTGTTGTTGCGCATTAACTCAATCAGTTCTTCCAATTGTTGGCTTTGTATTTCCATCATGCTGAGTTGTCCATTCATGCTGGCTGTGAGTGCTGGCATTTCTACTGGAATGCTTCGACCACCTGATAGTGGAATCACTGCTTCGTCACCATGTAACTGAGCAGAGTATCCTGACTTGGGTCCAGACAATATTCCACCTTCTCTAGCAGAGAAATGCACAGGATCGTTGGCAACTTTCTGAAACAAGTTTTGTTTGTTCAACATGCCAATTGCTATTTGATCACCCTTGCCTTGTTGTATGTCAACTGCCAAGCCACGTTCGTGCAAGCTATTTCCTGGACGACCCACTGCCATACCACTGGGGCCTATTCCTGGACGGCCTGCTGCCACAGTTTCGTCATACAATCTTTTTTGGTCTGCAGAGTCACGTTTTGCGCTGTTAATGATGAGATTTTTACCAGTTACGCTATTGTATTCTGCACCAGCTTGTATCACAGCTTGTTTTAATTGTTCATCTAGTCCGTTGAAATTACTTCGACTTCCAGTATTACCGGTAAATTTCAACAACTGCGCTAGATCACCTGTAGGCGGTTGTGTTGACGAAACAGGTGTACCAGAAGGTGCAGATGGTGCAGGTGCAGATGCGGGCGGTGGTGCAGGGGGTGGGGCCGAGGGTGCAGTCGGG